TTACAAGTTTAAATGACAGAGGATTTCATGCTTTTACATTTAATCCTATTTCAGGCTTCCTTCCTAAGTTTCAGGAAGTGGAAATTACAAATGTATTTCAGGAAGTGAAATGGCACTTTCCTAAATTAAAATACGGACATTTACTTGCAGTGCCGCTGGACGGAAAAGATGAAAGCAACTGTGCTTTTTTTGTTAAAGAAACAAGTAAAATACCTGACGTACTAGATACATATCATTTATGGTAGGTAAACATGTTTTTTATATCAGCACCATTTGGAAACTATTTACATTTTAAAAACAGTTTAAGTGTACATGGAACATTTACAGTTTTGCCACGCAAAGGCAGACTCACACAAATTATAAAAACATTAAGATATGTAAAAACAGATGCTGGTTATAGTTGGCGTAACAAGTTAGGTTTACGCAATCCAGGACTATTAGCAGGTATGTTGAAAACAAATTACAACAATTTGTTAAGTGTTGCGGCACTAGAACCGGATGACTGGGAAAAGATATTAATGGCTGTAGGTCCTGAAAGGAATATAGAACTTAATATAAGTTGTCCTAATATAGATGCATGTAATGCTACAATGGACTGGCCAGGATTTACTAAGTTTCCAGATAAGATGCGTGGACAATACTGTATTGTTAAAATACCTCCCAACAGTACAGAAGAATTAATAGATAGAATTGTAGACATGGGCTATACTCAGATACATGCAAGCAATACATTGCCCACAGACAAAGGCGGAATAAGTGGTAAAATACTTGTGCCTTATACTTTAAAAATACTAGAATATATAAAAACAAAATATTCACATGTAGAAGTTGTTGCAGGAGGAGGAGTAACAACACCTAAAGATGCAAAAGTGTATATAGATGCAGGTGCTGATCATGTAAGTTTGGGATCTGTTTGCTTTACACCCTGGAAAGTAAAGAAGATAATAAATGAAAATACGATTTTATAAAAATATAGATGGCTGGCGTTGGACAGGATTTATAATTGCTATTATTGCAACTTTTATTTTAAGCAGTGCTGATGTTGAAACACAATGGATTGGTTGGGCATTAGGATGTATTAGTTGTAGTATTTGGGTTTATTTTGGTTGGAAAGACAAAGACACACCTAGAGCATTAATGGAAATGATGTATCTATTATTAAGTATAAGAGCAGTATATAATTGGATGTACGGATGAGCGGACAAAGACGTTGGTTAAGATTATGGAGTAGAACTGTTGGCATGCCTGTGGGTATCAATGATGATGATAAACCAGAGTTTTTGCCAATTACACAGGACGATGTTCACAAAGCATTGTGGTTTAGAACCTTCTGGATTGTCTTGCATATTTTAACATGTTGCTTTATAATAGTAGGTAACGGTAAAACAATTGGATTGTGGTAATGAGTAATAAACTAAGCATTAAAGAAGAGATGCGAGCTATCGATCAGCGTGATGTTGGTTGGTGGGATAGCCTTACAGAAGAAGAACAAAAAAAGGTAGGCATATGGATACTGATGCGCTATACAAGTGCATGTGATAGTAACCATGATCAGATACGTGATCATTATTTGTCAATGACAAATGATCTTGTTAATGTACAGTTTAACACATTACGGCATCATCCACAGTTACAACACAGGCTTTTGCAAATTGTTGGTATAGGCAAAAGCCAATATCATCCTTGGATACCTCCAGGAAAAAGGCAAAAAAAGAACAAAGTAGCAGATTGGTTAATTAAATTGTATCCAAGTATAAATGATGATGAACTAGATTTATTGTTACAAAGCACAAAAGCAGAGCTTAAAGCTCTAGCAGAACAAACAGGTATGACAGATAAAGATATAAAGGCACTTTTTAAGTAATGTATAAATGCGAGTATTGCAATCGTACTTTTAAAAGAGAAAACAGTCTTGCAGTACATATGTGTGAGCGAAAGCGTAGAGCCCTTAGTCGCACAGAAAAGCACGTAGTTGCAGGATATGATGCCTATAATTACTGGTACAAACTAGCCATGGGCAGTAAGAAGAACAAAACGTATGAAGACTTCGCTGGCAGTCAGTATTATAGTGCATTTGTTAAATTTGGTAGATACGTATTAGATATACGTGCTATAAGTCCAGAAAACTATATACGCTGGCTAACAACCAACAAGATTAAACTAGATACATGGAGCAAGGATAGTGTTTACAATCGTTACTTAAAAGAACACAGTAAAACAGAAAGTGCAGATAGAGCAGTAGAAAGATTTGTTATACTTGCACAAGATTGGAGTAACAACACTGGGCGACACTGGAGCGAATACTTTGAAAGAGCACCAGCAGAGCAAATTGTACAACATATAGAACTGGGCAAGATAAGCCCTTGGGTAATTTATAGCAGTGATAAAGCACAGGCATTTATACAAACATGTCCTGTAGAACTACTGCAAAAAATAGCAAATACACTGGATCCAGGCTTTTGGACTCGCAAAACAAGTTTGTTTCCAGAAGATGTAAATTGGATAAGAGAGACAATAGGATGATACCAGCAACAGATATTGATATTGATACAGCAGATAGAAAACGTATATTAGAACTATTTGATCACACAACTGCGGTTATTAATAGAAAAGGCAAAATACTAAAACACAACACTGGTGTATATTTTCACAAAATGCCAAAAGATCCTTTTACAGGTATGGCAACAATTGATCACAAGATTGCTGAAGACAAAGGATTTTTTAAAATAGATATTCTAAATTTAGGATTATACAAGGACGTTAAGGATAACGAACACTTGACAAAATTAATGGAAAAGGAGCCATTATGGGAACTACTGGATCACAAAGACTTCGTAGATCAGCTGTTTCATCTAAACGGGCACAGCGAACTATTAAAACAATTGAAACCTACATCGGTAGAGCATTTGGCCGCGACACTAGCGATTATACGTCCAGCAAAACGTCATCTACAGAGCCAAAACTGGCAAACGATAATGAAAGACGTGTGGACAAAGCCAGAAGATGATTCTTATTACTTTAAGAAGAGTCATGCAATTGCTTATGCACATGCAGTAGTAGTACAAATGAATTTATTATGTGAAGATGTTGTTAGTTAACCTTACGGATTAACTGCACATTTTTACGTTTTATTCTTTTTTGCATGATGTCTCTAAGGCATATAGTAGGCCCATGTAATACTTCAAAGTCTTTAATTGTAAACGTTACTAAAGATTCTCTAAATTGCTTGAAACGATTTCCCATAATTATATTAATTGGTATTTGGCGATTAGTTTCCCACCACCATTCACTTCCCAAGTCTAGAAATATTCTTTTTGCATCATTACTTTTAATTTGATCGTAAACATACATACTAATTACATTGTTGTCTTGATTTTGCATTATCCCAACATACTCGTTATTACCATAACTTGCAAGTGTTAGGAACGGAAACTGGTCTAAAAGTTCTTGATATTGTTTTCCTATTGTCATAATATTACTTATCATTTAATAAATACTGTTGGAGAATATATAAATGGCATACAATGGCACCGGATATACATACAGCCAACGTGGCGATGTAGTACTTGCTACACGCACTGGTACAACTAGGAATACTCCTAGCTCATATAAACCTTTCAAATTGTTGAAAGGGGTAGACACTGTAATTACATTCTTTATAAGAGATGTAAACGGGTGTCCTGTAAAACTACACGAAAAAGCTCTTAAAGCAAGAGTTACCAAAAAAGACGGAGACTCTGTTCTCTTTACAAAAAACTTAAGAGTAACAGATGCCGACAACGGTGTTGCTACACTGAGTATCCAACCTGGTGATATTGCTAGTTTAGATCTTGCGTTCTACAATATACTACTTACTTATACAAGCGATAATAACACAGTTACAGCAATGTATGCTGACGAAAACTACAGACATTGTTACGTTGCAGAAGTAGTTACATGTGGAAGTAAACACGCAGGTCCAGAAGAAGCACTTGTATTTGACACTGCATTAACAACAGGAGATTGGTTCCTGTTTAGTGAAACAACAATAACAGTAGATATTACATTTGAAGCTATATTTGGAATAAGTTTCCGTGGTGGACTAACTTTAGCACAAAGTAGTCAAACACTTGGTGCGCCCACAGGATGTAAAGTAGAACTGGATGTAACAATTAGTTTAACTGGAGGTCCAGGAGGCGGACCCGGATACACAATATCAATCGTAAATGCAGGACAAGGATACCAAGTAGGAGACCAAATTGTAGTACAAGGAAGTCAAATAAATGGTGAAGACGGTCCTACTTTTGGAACAGGAAATGACCTTGTTATTACAGTAAGCGGTGTAGATAGCACAGGTGCTATTACAACATCAACAGTAGCAGGTACACCAAATACTACACAACGTACATATGTAAGCCGTAAAATACCAGGTCCAGCATTTGGTAGTTTATGTCAGGGACTAAACACATTTAGTACTCATTGTACAAAGGCAAATGGTACACTTAATTTTCAGGGTACATTAAGCCAAGAACCAACAGACAATGATTTTTATGATGCACGTTTTCCACATATTTGTGGCGGCAACACTGATATACCACTTACAAGCACAACTGGCACAGCAACAAAGCCTGTTACAGATGCACATGCAATAGACGGCATGTTTATGTATATACGATTTAAATTCACTTTAACAACAGGATCGGTTGACAAAATCCTATATAGACGTTAATATAGTACTATGAATGTAGTTCTAGAATACACACGTGGTCTGATTCCTGTAAATTGGAAAACAACTAACACTGGCTGGACCAGTGGCAATTGTCCTATGTGTGTAACAAATGGACAAAGCAGACCAGACACCAAAGGCAGAGGCGGCTTTTTCTTTGAGGAGGAAAAGTTTAGATACAATTGCTTTAACTGTGGCTACAGTACAGGCTGGAGTGAAGGTAAACAACTAAGTGGACGCCTTAAAAAACTATATAATATGTTTGGTGCAGACAGTGCAGATATACACAGACTACAAATAGAGCTGATGCGTGAGCGTGATACAGCAGATTTGCTTATGCAAAAGAAAGTAGAAGATGCTCCTGTTGTAATAGATTGGCCGGAAATTAAATTGCCAGCCGAAAGTCATCCTGTAAAAAACTTTCCTGTAGAACAGCTAGATAATAAAAATGTAGAACATTTTGTTAAAGCATGTGAATTTTTAGTAGAGCGTGGACTTGACAACTGGACAGACTGGCACTATAGTACATTTAGTCACTTCCGTAATAGAATTATATTGCCGTTTCGTCACAAAGGCAAAATAGTTGGTTACACTGCACGTTGGATTGGAAATGTTCCCAACAAAGAAACACCCAAATACTATGTGCAACAACCCAATCACTTTGTGTTTGGATTGGATCGTACAAAAGATAAAAAGATAACTATTGTTACAGAAGGACAATTGGATGCAGTATGTGTAGATGGTGTTGCTGTTGGTGGTAACAAAATGAGTCTTACACAAAGCAAAATAATAGAAAAAACAGGTAATCAAGTTATATTGTTGCCAGATGCTGATCAAGCAGGCCGAGGATTAGTAAAACAAGCAATACAACGTGGATGGAAAGTCAGCTTTCCGCCCTGGGATCCTGATGTTAAGGATGCAAATGATGCTGTACAAAAGTATGGAAAACTTTTTACAGTAAAGAGTATTTTAGACTTTAGTGTAGACAACAGTACAAAGGCAGAAGTTATGTCAAAGAGTTATTGTAAATGAAGCAACGAGGTAGATTCAATTATGTGCCAGGATCAAACAAAAACTACGAACCAATATGGTATGATGCGGATTATGATGTGAAACCCATAAGTGCATATACTGATATAGAATACAGAACACACGAACAATTTGCATGGATTCCAACACGTAGCGATTTTGGCTCGCTTATTTGGATGAAAGCGTGTATAATAGTGGAACATTATATGACAGTAAATGGAACACATCAACAATTAAAACAAACAAAATATACAGCGAGTGAGTATGTTGAGGCTAAGTTAAAAGGCGAAATAGAAGTTGGCAGAAGATTATAATTTAGAATTACAAAAACTGTATTTGGAATTTTTACAAGCAGACAGAGAGTTATTTGTTCGCTGTAATGCAATTTTAAATGCAGAATATTTTGATAGAAGTTTGCGTAGTGCAGTGCGGTTTATGCAAGAGCATGTAGAAGGCTATGGCGAGATGCCTACACTAGAGCAAATGAAGGTAAAAGGTAACGTAGATCTACAGGATTTACGTGATACAACAGCGGCACATCAGGACTGGTTCCTTGATGAGTTTGAGAAGTTTTGTAGACACAAAGGATTGGAAAAAGCAATCTTGGCAAGTACAGACAAACTTGAAAAAGGCGAGTATGGTAGTGTAGAAAAACTTGTAAAAGATGCAGTGCAAATTGGACTTGCAAAGGAATTGGGTACAGATTATTGGTTAGATCCTGCCGCAAGACTGCAAATTATTAAAGAACAAAAAGGTGGTATTAGTACAGGCTGGAAAACATTTGATAAGTTTTTATATGGCGGCTTTAACACAGGCGAGCTTAACATTTTTGCAGGTGGTAGTGGTAGTGGTAAAAGTTTGTTTATGCAAAACATTGCACTAAATTGGGTACTAGCAGGCTTTAATGTTGTATATGTTAGTTTAGAGCTCAGTGAAGAGCTGTGTAGTATGCGTATGGACAGTATGCTTACTGGGTACAGTACACGTGACTTGTTTAAAAACATGGATGATGTTGATTTAAAATTGCGTATGCAAAGTAAAAAAGCAGGTAAACTACAAGTTGTACAACTGCCAAATGGATGTAATGTAAATGACTTGAAGGCATATTTGAAAGAATATCAGATACAACATGGTGTTACAGTTGATGCAATGTGTGTTGATTACTTGGACTTAATGAGTCCTGCAGGTAAAAAGATCAGTGCAAGTGACTTGTTTATTAAAGACAAATATGTAAGTGAAGAATTACGTAACTTTGCAATAGAACAAAATATATTGTTTGTTACAGCATCGCAGTTAAATCGTGCAAGTGTTGATGAAGTAGAATTTGATCACAGCCATATTAGTGGTGGTATTAGTAAAATTAATACAGCAGATAATGTTGTGGGTATTTTTACAAGCAGGGCTATGCGTGAGCGTGGTAGGGCACAAATACAATTTATGAAAACACGTAGCAGTAGCGGTGTTGGACAGAAGCTAGACTTAAACTTTAACATAGAAAGTCTTCGTATTACAGATTTAGATGAGGATGAGTTAGAGGATAATAGTAATGGCACTAGTGCAATTTATGATAAGTTAAAACGACAGAGCGAAACCAAAACTGCTGTTGGTATAAGTCAAACAAACAATATCGTAGAATCCGCCGTACATAATACAGATAAACTCCGTAGCATTTTAAAGCGGGCTGAATAATTATTTTTCATTTGAAGGTTCTTTTTGGTCGTCTCCTTTTCCCATATTTGTTTTTATTTTCTGAAACATGCTCATGTCACTGGTTATTAGATCAGTGAGGGTACCCAGCATATTCAGTAACACATCTCTCTGTGCCGGAGTTGGAATTCTTCCTGCGCCCATAGTCACCATTGCCGCTCTTACTAATCGAACATCTTCCTCTGGTACAAGACCCGCTCTTGCCAAGATCATCAGTTTGCTCAACTGTGAGTTATCCATGCTATCGTTTTCTTCTATTTCACGGAGTCTATCAATAGTTAGACGGATATTTTTTGCGCTTTCTGACATTATTATCTCCTTCATTACTAATTATCATATTAAGCTAAATACCATTAACAAAAGGGCAAGATTATGAAAAAACGCACAAGATCTATCCTAGAAGAGATTAACAGTATTGGCGATCAGCATGATCGCAAGTACCTAGTCGAAAATACTGCAAGCAATGTTATTGCTAGTGCTAGTAATTTAATACGTCTTATTAATGAGACTTATGACGACGAGCAAAGTAATGATCTTATCAAGCGTTTGATTAACAGCATAAGAACGCAAGACCCTAATAAGTTTACAAGAGGAATTAGGAAGGCTAATGAAAGTAAAAGACATACTGGGCGTAAACCCTGATAAGAAAAAACATCGAGGACCACGCAAGCCTAGGATTAAAGGACGTAACTTACGTGAAAGTGGTTCAGCACCGGGTGTTGGGCCAATCCATATTGAAGAACTAGAAGCCACACTAAAACCGCTTTCCAAAGAGTTGGGTGTTGATCTGTACAAACAGGCACTTGGCAGTGTTGGCAAAAAACAGTTTAGTGGTGACATTGATGTTGCGATTGATATCCCCCCAGAGAAAATCACTGAGTTTGGTGAAAAGTTAAAAAACCATCCTTTGATTTTATATTATGCAAAAACCAGTGTATTCATCACTAAAATTAAGATTCAAAATTATGATCCAAAACGCACTTATATTGATCCACGTACTGGAAAAGATAAGGGCGTACCTGAAGGACGTACTGGATTTGTACAGGTAGACTTTATGCCTGGCAATCCTGAATGGATGAAAACCTATTACCATTCACCACATGAAAAAGACAGCAAGTATAAAGGTGTTTATCGTAACATCATGATTGCCAGTATTGCGGGCAGATTAAACGTGGTTGCAAGTGATGAGAAAACTGAGGATGGTCGTCCAATGGAAATGGAACGCTGGATGTGGAGTTCAAATGGTCTAGTACGTGTTCGTCGTACACCTGTTCCTAAAAAGAACGGCGAAGGTTATACAAAGAAAAACAACAATGAAGTAATTGATGGTCCATATTATGATGATGCTGAAATTGCTAAAAAACTACAGTTAAGCAGTCCTGCTGATATGGATAGTTTTGAAACACTATTGACAGCCGTACAAAAAAATTATAGTAAAGAACTAGTAGCAACAATCATTGATAATTTTAAGCGTAATGATGTAATACAAAAGATGGGTATACCTGATGAGATTTCGTGAACTAATTACAGAAAATAAAAAGCCCTTGCATGAAAGAGCTGAAGCACGTATCCAGCATTTAGAGGATATGGTTATCTTTGGTGGTAGTAAAGGCGCACGTAAAGCACTAGATACACTAGAGCAAATGGAAAGCAATCCTAAAAGTATTACTGTTAAGTGGGACGGTTCTCCAGCAGTAATTTTTGGTAGAGACGAACGTGGCGAATTTGTGTTAACAGACAAAGCAGGCTTTAGTGCTAAAAAATATGATGGCATGACCAAAAGCGCACAAGGGCTAATGAACATGTTGGGTGGCCGTGGAGATGGCAATCCAGATGAAGGACGTAAAGCATTTATTCAAAACATGGGTAATGTTTTTAAAGTATTCGAAAGTGCAGTACCAGATAATTTTCGTGGTTATATGTGGGGCGATTTACTATACTATAAAACACCACAAGTAGACGAAGGGGACTTTGTATTCCAACCACAAAAGGTAATGTACCGTGTTAAAACTGAAAGTGATATAGGCAAGCGTATTGCACGTAGTACAGCAGGTGTTGTTGTACATTATATGCTGGGCTTAGACGGTAGTAGAGAAGTAGCAGATGCAAAAATGCTTAACGAAGGTGCATTGTTAGTAATGCCTCCTGTAACTGCACAACAGCCTCCTAAAATTGACAGAAGTATTTTTGCAAAGGCAGAAAGTTTGTTACAAAAACACGGTAGCAACATAGACAAGATATTAGACCCCAATACACTAACAGCATTAAAACTAAAAGACATGTCTGACATATTTTATGCATATGTTAACTTTAAAACTAAAACACGTAGTTTAGACAATCTAGCAAAAGAGTTTGTGGATTGGCTTACAGGCAGTAAAGTTAGTGGTGTAAAACAAGAACGCATTAAACAACACATTGCAAGCGAAGCAGTTGCTTTTCAGGGTATGTGGGATATTGTGTCAAGTATTATGCAAGCAAAAAATGATGTTATTAAACAATTAGACAACCAGGATGCAGATGTAGAAGCATACTTGGACGGCGAGCGTGGTGGCGAAGGTTATGTAATAGGCAAAGGCGATGCCAAGTTAGTTAATCGCAGTGGCTTTAGTGCAGCTAATCTTAACAAAACGAAGTAAGGATAAATATTAGCATGGAACAAAAATACACTAGAACACAATGGGCCGCAATAGAAGGTGGACACACAATGGAGCCACATAAGGAAAAGTTTAGTTTTGTAAAAGATCTAAACGAAAGTCGAGAGTACAGAACACGTCAGCAAGTACGTAATCACAATGCGAGACAAATTGCTGATCATGCATTTATTGATTTAATGACGCTATACATTTTATATAACGAATATAAATTCAGTGTTGTTGCAATTAAATATGCAAACCGTACTATGATGTACAGTAACTTTAAAGGTTACAGACAAAACGGCACAGACTTATATATGACTATGCACTTGTTAAGCAGTGGAAATGCTGATAACTTAGCAGGCGGACGTAGTGATGATGCACTACTTGGAAAACTTAACTTTCCAGAACAAAAAATCAAAGCATTTTTAAATGGTATG